CTGACGGGGGGGTGTTTCTAAAACATGGGGGTGGGGGTTGACAGAGCAAATCTGTGTGTGGGGGGTGCCCCTGATTCCCGAGCTGGCTGATAGGGGGGTGCGGATAGGGTGGGTTTACATTTGGGAATATTTTGTATTCGAGAATAGTTCTCAATTAAACTGTATTCTCATTTGCTAGCCATTCCAATCTAACCCTAACATTGTTAGGGGCGCCGTTCGTCGGTCAAATTGACCGTCTATCGCTTCCGATGAACGGTAGAGAAAAGCCGACCAGTAGCATTGACTTCTGTATTTGTTTGGGGTACATTATAACCATCGATACAACGTGTTGTATCGATGCAACGTTACCTGGTAACGTTGGTTTTTAACAACACCCTAACAATGTTAGGGTAACAATGGAGGTTCTACCATGTCGATATCAATTCCCCAGTCAGTAGTAAATGCTCGCATCAATGAATTATCAGCAGCGGGCGAAGCATATGGTGCTCGCATCAAATATGCTCAGGCTTTGGTCGATGTTTCAGACGGTGTGCTTTGGTATACCGACGGAGTCGCACTGCCGCCGGTTATTGAAGCCGAGAAAAAAGAGTATTACAAAGGACTCAAGGAAATCGGTTATTCGAATCCTTCCAACGCTTGGAAGATGGTTAAAAAGTATAGTCTCGAATATGCTCAGGAAATCGGGTTAGTTGAAAAGCCTGAGGCTGAGGCTGAGGCTGAAACCAAGGGGGAATCTAGCAGTGGCGATGCAAGGCACACCCGTTCGTTCTCTTTACGGGTACTTGATGACATTGTGCCGATCTTCAAGGCCGGTCGCAAACTCGAAAAGGAAGGCGCATTGTCGGATAAGGAGCGCGCCTGTAACACTCACCTTGCCGCTGCGCTTGCCGCGTTAGGCGTGGACATCAGCAAACTGTAATAACCGGCCCCCTTGCGGGGGCCTAACAATGTTAGGGGTTCAAAATGAATGACATTCACGCACTGCCCGCCTATGGTCGCGACTACAAAAACAAAGCCGCTGTACTTGCGGATTGGAATAGCAACAAGGACTTCCGCTGTGCAGTAACAGGTCGGTATCTCAGCAAGTCTAGTCCGTTCGAAGGCCAGCAAGTTTGGGTTAGATACGACAAGGCCCGCAAAATCTTGCGCGTGCACTGATAGACTCAACTTCCGTGACAACCCGCCAATCGGCGGGTTTTTTGTTGCCCTAACATTGTTAGGTTCGACTTTGTCGCACCAGTTCTCAAAGCGGAGTTAGCTTAAGTTTGCCTGTGGATAACTGATATGCTGCGTGCAGCATATCACTATTTTTTGCATTTGTCAAGCGTTTTTTCCGCAAATTCGGGTCGCACCAGTTCTCAAAGCGGGGTTAGCTTAGGGGGTAATGTTACGTAACTTTATAAAGTTACATATAATGTTAATAACGTAACAAAGCTAAGTGCTTGATTTCATTCAAGAAAATCATATTGTTACAATGTTACGCCGAAAACAAAGAGGGTAGAGGAAAATTGAGAGCGGGAGCTTATCAGCAAGCGTCAGCAGTTTTTAATTTTCAACCCGATACCCTATTTTAAAACAGCATAACATTGTAACTTTATTACTTTATAATACAAATAAATATATATATACTTGATTTCATTGAGTTTTCTCTCAGCATTTTTGGCCTTTGTAATGTTACGTTCGATTTTTGCTTTTGTAACAACGTAACAATACGCCTGCCCTTATCCTTGACTTATCTATCACATTGTAGTACACTAAGCATAGTGGGCATCTGCCTGCTGATAACGTAACAATACAAGGAGCCTAACAATGTTAGCCAACGTCACAAAGCAGTACATAGTTACAACACTAGGTGAGCTGAATCCCAACAGCCATGATGAGCAAACCTGCATCAAACTGCACCGCGCCCCTTACTTCATACGGCTAAGGAGTGCTGAACCTCAGATCATCGAGGAGCGCTTAGAGATCGAGATGGATGAGCAAATAAAATACTGGAAACCACATCTGAAGCACACATCGCTATCCATCATGCACGTATACCTTACAACCGAGACAGGCACTATTCTTGCCTGTCATGACGGGTTCAAGTTTCGTATCTGGCCGCACCGCGACGAGCGGTTGTTTGTTCCTGAGTGCGTAGGGGGAGATCGTGATTGAGCCTAACAATGTTAGCTGCCTTAGCTGTGCCGAGCCTGTCGCACCTGCGCGGTGGGCGATTGGCTACCGTGTATGTTTATCTTGCGGTGAGCAACGAGCAGGACAGATACGCAAATTTTGGTGTATCGCACCGATGCACAAGTCAAACTACATGCTCATTACCGACCTGCGCGACCTGCGCGGGTTGAACAACAAAGGAGGGTTGATCAGATGAAGAAGTTTGAAGTCGAGTTCAGAAGGCATTCGTACATCATCGTAACCGTCGAAGCTAAGTCAAAAGATGAGGCAATAGACAAAGCATGGGAAGAGCTGGATAACAATTACGAGCATGGCGATATTGAGGATGCTTCGTGGGACGTTGAGTCTATCGAGGAGATAGACGAATGAGCAGATACAACATATGGAGGCAGGAGCTAGAGGCTAAGGGCTTAGACGCTAGCAAGTTATCCGACCGAGGAGTGCGGTGGATGATTGTGCACGAGCACGAGCGCATAAAGGCTTTGAAGGAATCTAAAGCGTGGTACACCACGCTTTACAAGGAGCCTAACAATGTTAGGGCTAAGTCATAACGAAGCAGCAATCGTTATGAACATTAATTTTTACTTGTAACAGGAGAAGTTATGGACTCAGATGAAATGGTTGGTTATGGGTTGCTAGTTGCAGCAGTTTGTACGGCATTGATTCTTTTCGTGTGGGGTTGAGATGAGATCCCCGACTGCACAACTAAAGCGTATCAAAACGTACGCAGAAGCAAAAGCCTTTGTGGAAAGAACCGCCCCGACAAGGGGCGAGTTGTATGTACCGTTAGGTGAGCGCCGATATCACCACAACTACAACATAAGGAAAGTGGGGAAAGACTACTTCGTGCGTGTATTCGGTTACGACTTGATACATTACAAACACGATGCCGACTACATCGTAATAAACGAGTCAAGGTCTTACCTTGATAAGCCCCTCTTGGATGCGCTTACGGTGGTGTTGGGCCTAGTTTATGGTAACGAGCATAACGGCAAGTTTACTGTGTACACAGGCAAAGTACCGTCAAAGACTAACAGCTATAGGGAGCGTCATGTGTTCTACCGACGGTCTAAATTTTTGCTTGGTATGAACGAGGAAGGTTGGTACTTGCCTGAACCCCCGACCATATATACATACCACTTAAATCGTGCAGAGGCTAACAATGTTAGGGCGGTAGCAAAGGAGTTTCGCACGTACATGGAGAACATAATCAAGGTGCGGGAGACGGTGAGCGTAGATATGGGGTTGCCTAACCAAGGGAGTAGCATCGCATTCACTTCGTATATGTTTGCTACGACCGAGATTATGCACACGCTTGGTGAAAACTATTCTTTATGGACGAGGTTGATAAATAAACCCACAACAGCGGAATCGTTGACAACACTAGCGCACAAAAACTTTTATGAGGCTAAGTTAGAAGGGATAGAACAAACATTTACTGATTGGCAATTGTATGAGCACCGAGCCAAACAGTTTATGGAGATGATACGGAGCGGTGACCCCGAGCAGTTTTATAAAGCATTGCTCATTCTTGTTGTATGCACAGGAGGAACCCACGCTAAGTTGTTCAATGTACGTAACGAAGATTCATGGTTTATCGGTATACCTAAGTTACTGGACTCATTAGATCAGATCTTGCTCAAGGCAAATAGTCGTGAGTGCTTTAGCTTGATACAAGTACCGCAAGGGCAAGTGCCATCTGATAAATACGAAAGCTATATCTTTTGGCCTAGCTAAGTCATAAGCACTTGACTTGGGTATAACTATGTGGTACAATGTGTATGTGGTAAAAAAGTGTTCGTAAATTCTGCCCTAACAATGTTAGGGCTACTTAAATCAGAGGGTTAGAAAATGTCAGAGATCAATTTTGGTAGAACTGTGTCACTCAAACAAGCGGCAAACCTCATCATATCCAATCCCGATACTGTGTTTATGCTCAGGGGCGAGCCTGGGATTGGCAAGTCTTCCCTGCTTAACTACATCGCAACGGAAACGGGTTGCGACAGTGCATACGTTGATGTACCCAACTTAGACTTGGGCGATATTGCGATGCCTGTCACTAACCATACGACGAGAACCACAACCTACTACCCTAACGAGCGCTTCAAAATGCACGAGGGCAAACCCGTTGTGATTATGCTCGACGAGTTTAGTAAGGGCGCTGATCCTGTCAAGAACATGTTGCATCCGCTCTTCGAGAAGGTGAATCCTCGACTTGGTGACTTGCCAAGACCAGCGGGTTCGTATGTATTCTTAACAGGCAACCTCTCGACCGACGGTGTTGGGGACAACCTCAAAGCGCATACGTGGAATCGCATCGTGCCAATCGTGGTGCGTAAGCCTAACGCTGAAGAGTGGATCGAGTGGGCGATGAATAAGAACATCGCGCCTGAAGTTATTGCGTGGGTGCATCAATTCCCGCATTGTCTTGCTTCGTATCTTGATGGTGAAGCAAAAGAGAACCCGTACATCTTTAATCCTAAGACACCACAGCGTGCCTTCGTGTCGCCGCGCTCACTTGAAACGGGGTCTAACATTGTTAGGTCGAGAGCTAAGAATGATGCCGAGTCGGTCATTGCCGCGTTGACCGGTGCTATGGGTGAGTCAGCAGCAAGAGACTTGCAGGCGTACATCGAGTTCAGCGATCAACTGCCGATGTGGGAGACAACAATCAAAGACCCTATGACTGCAAGAGTACCGGACGGCGCAGGTGCTACTGCTATCGTGATATTCGGTGGTATCGCTAGGGTTACGAAAGATACGATAAATCCATTCATGGATTACTTGAGTAGATTTGAACCTGAGTGGCAGGCGGTTTTTGCGGTAAACATTGCTAAGACACCGAGCAAGCAAGCTATTGCGTTCGGATGCAGGAAGTTTGCCGACTGGGTAGCAAAGAACCAAGATTTACTTTGATCAACAAGCTAACAATGTTAGGGGTACATATGGACGCAGAACGTAAAGTTAAGAAAGTAAAAATTTCTATCATGCGTAATCCACAGTTTGCACTGTGGCAGGGCGTGTTGATGATTGGTAAAACTGTAGTAGTCGATGACTTGGATACAGCATCGACGAACGGTCGGGATGAGTTGTATGGGCGTAAGTTTGTGGAAGGGCTAACCGAGTCAGAGCTTGCCTTTGTTGTACTTCACGAGTCTTTGCACAAAGCACTACGACACTTGACTACGTGGAAGAAGTTGCATGACGAGAGTCCCATGTTGGCGAATGCTGCTTGCGATTACGTCATAAACCTCATGCTTGTTGACATGGACAAGAACGAGGCAACGATACGGATGCCTCGATACAAGGATGGGATGAATAAGGGCAAGCGCATGGGCTTGGTCGATGAGAAGTATCGCGGTATGAATGCTAAGCAAGTCTTCGATCTACTGAAGAAAGAATCAGAAAACGGGGGCGGTGGGTTTGGCGATGAGCATGGCGACGGTTTCGACAAGCATGATTGGGGCGGGGCCAAAGACATGACCGAGGAGGAGAAGCGCGAGCTAGAACGTGAGATTGATGCCGCTCTTCGTCAAGGACAAATAGCCGCTCGCAAAGTAGTAGGTAAAGGTGCGGGTGGGCTATCACGCGAGCTTGATGACTTACTTAACCCCAAGATTGATTGGCGCGAGGAGTTGCGCGAGTTTGTAAAGGCTTACTGTCATAGTAAAGACCGTAGCAGTTGGCGCAAAGTCAATCGTAGGTTCCTGCACTCCGACATTTACATGCCGACGATGATTGGTGAAAAGGTAGGGCACTTAGTTATCGGTGTGGATACGTCAGGAAGCATAGGCACTGCTGAGCTATCAGAGTTTTTGTCCGAGGTAAAGGCGATTGCCGAGGAGGTTTCGCCTGAGAAGGTGGACTTGCTCTATTGGGATTGTGCAGTTGCCGCGCATGAAGAATATGACAGTGCAACGGTGGCTAACATTGTTAGCTCAACAAAACCGGCGGGTGGTGGAGGGACTGCACCAAGTTGTGTAAGTACGTATTTACAAGAGAAAAAGATTGTGCCGGAATGCGTGATTATGTTTACTGATGGATACGTTGGTAGTGATTGGGGTAGCGGTTGGCAGTCGCCGCTACTGTGGGTAGTTACGGATAACAAAACGGCTCAAGCTGAACATGGCAAAACAATTCACTTATGACAAGGAGCGTATGATGGTTTGTATAAAGATTGGATGGTCAGAAATTGTGGTTAGTAAAGAGGATGCTATGACATTGGCTGGCATTCTTGAACGCGCTTACAAGTGGGAGTCCAAGTACATAAGTAAGGATAAGTCTGATACTGGGGAATCACATACCCTGCTGTTTGCTTATCCAAACGACGAAGAGTACAACATGAAGATTATCAACGACGCAGTTTTCAACATGGCTAAACTGGCAGGCAAACCTGTCAGGGAAGCCTAACATTGTTAGGAGCATATTATGAGTATCAGTGCATCAGCAGTATTAGTAGAACTCAACATCAGCGTGTGGCCTGCCACGATCAAAGATGAGAAGATCAGCGAGCAGGTTACCAATGCCGCATCAGCGGTGGCCGACGCAGGACAGTTTCGTAAGAATCTGTTTGCCGGTACGTCTTTACGGAAAGACATTGAGAAGCACGCGGCACGCGCTAGGTTGTACAACAATATGAGAACACTGCCTTGGGCAGATAAGGGTGAGCGGTTACTGCCGACTAAGTTGTTCATGGATTACAAAATCAGTATGAACACTCATCAGCATACCTTCGATACTATGTGCAATACATTTTTTCAGAACTACACCATCTTAGTTAATCAGGCGCAAACTAATTTGCGTGGGCTGTTCAATGCCGACGACTACCCTCCGCTTGATGAAGTTAAGAAGAAGTTTGCGTTTAATTTGACGGTCAAGCCTGTGCCTGAGTCGGGGGATTTTCGTCTTGACATTCCTGCTAGCGACTTAGCAGAGATAAAACAGGAGTTCGAGGATCAGCAGGCGCAAAAGCTAGCCGACGCTATGCGTACACCTTGGGAACGCTTGCATACTATGTTGACTGCGATGTCAGACAAGTTGTCTAAGGGTAAAGACGCAGATGCAAAGATGCGTTGGCATGATTCATTTATCAGCAACCCCCTAGAGTTGTGTCAGTTGTTAACCGCTATGAACATCACTAACGATTCTAAGTTAGAGGAAGCGCGTAAGCAACTGGAGCTAACAATGTTAGGCGCTAATCTGCAAGTACTAAAAGAAGATGTTCATGCGCGTGAAGATTTGAAGTCCAAAGTTGACAACATCCTTGGTAAATTTAATTGGTAAGGGGTATTTATGGAGCAGCATGAAATTATGACAAACCGTTCGCTTGCACTTCAAGCGTTGAAGCAACATAACGTCACTTTCAAAAAAGTAGACGGCGCACCCTTGGACATGAGTACGGTTGAGCTTGAGTTTTATAGACCCTTAGATGAAATTCTGTGGCCTGTGGTTACTAAATTTTCTCACATTGATTGGGTTGTTGAAGGTGGAATCAGTCGTAAAAATACTTTATTTTCCGTTCGTTCGATATCCGCATATAAAGAGGGTATTCACATAGGTAATATAAGTACTACATACACAGGGCGTACATATGCTTTTATAGTAAAGTGTCATGCTATCGACGAAGAACGTACACGGGGTAATGGTTTGCGTACAACTAAGCACGATGTTGTATTGTCAACCGTCAAAAAGAAGTTTGCCCCAAAACCCATCAACGTAATTCTTTCAGAAGTTACTACAAAAATAAATCGAATACTTAGCGATAAGCATTATGCCCAAAAGAAAAAACAAGTTGACGTAAATCAAGAATTACTTGACGCAGTGCTTGAACGCATTCATGAATCTAAAGATGTTTATGAGTATGCGGTTAGGACTTTTGGTGAGCAACTAATACAAAGGGTTTGCGAATTAAAGTTAAAAATGTCTAAGTTAGAAGATTTACACAGCGCTTTGACCACTGAAAGCAGTTCGGTTGCGGTCGTCTTAATTGACAGGGGCGGTTATATTGTAAGCAGCGATAAACAGATAGCTAAGTACAACGATTCGACATTACCTGGAGAACTTCGTAAAAACTTAGGGTTACTTAAGTTGTTGGACAAAGATGAAAAGGTCATACCGGACATAGGCGTTCGCGTTAACGAAAGCGTATTTCTTGTTTTATTGGAAACCCCCTAACATTGTTAGGTAACTTGACAACATGGAGATAATGATGAGCATTAAGACTACTTCAGAATCTACAAATGTGTTAGCTACCTTTGTACGCGAATGGGACAAGTTGGGGCAACTGCCCCCTTGGAAAGACCCAAAGGTTTTGGCCGAGCGTCAAAAGATAGCTGACTTAGACTTACAACGAATTGCTGAGAGGCTTGAGGTCGAATATGGACGAACCTAAACCCAAACGTAAAGGTCGTGGGAAAGGTAAAAAGCCTGCGTTAGTAAGCACAAGCATTAGATTATCAGTTGAAGTTCACGAATGGTTTAAGACCCATCACCCCCACGATATGCAGTCCGCAATTAGAGCAGTACTACTTAAACACGTACAGTCAACCATCGAACAAAGTTAATCAAACTCTGACCCTAACATTGTTAGGCTTGACCGCACCCCACAAAGGTGCGGTTTTTTATTTTGTACATTGTCAAAAGTTATGGTATACTCGGTTTTTTGGGGGAACCTATGGACACAACTGCACCTTACTTTGAGACTTACAGCGATTCGTACTTAACGCTTCATTGCCCATGTGGTTCGGAGAATTTGCATCAGCGAGAAACAACGATCTTTGAGCGATATGAAGACGAGCCGATGACCACAGTGATTGCTCAAAAAGGTAGAGATGTAGAAGTTTACCATTCACCCTCTGAAGATACACGTAACCCAAGCGCACGTAGGCATGGTTTGATTATTCGCTTTGAGTGCGAGCAGTGCTCTATCGGCAAATACAGCAAGCGTTTGGAGTTAGCCATTTGGCAACACAAGGGCAGCACCTTTGTCGGGTGGGTAGATGGGTAACACGCCTGAAGCAAAAGTTAAAAATATAATTAAAAACGTACTTAAAACCCATAATGTGTATTACGTGATGCCTATTGGTTCTGGCTACGGTAAGTCAGGTGTTCCTGATTTTATCTGTTGCTACAAGGGCTTTTTCTTTGCTATCGAGGCAAAGGCTGGTAACAACACACCAACAAAGTTGCAGGAGATAAATTTGCAGGCTATCAATGATGCGGGTGGCGTAGCAATCGTAGTTAACGAGAATGCAGTTGAAAACATAACCGGCTGGTTAAAAATACTGGATACTAAAGCGCAATGAATATCGTAACGATAGACTTTGAAACGTACTACGACAGGGACTATAGTCTGTCAAAGATGACTACTGAGGAATACATAAGGGATCAAAGGTTTGAAGTTATTGGTGTATCAGTAAAGGTGGACGATGCCGACCCCGTTTGGTTTAGCGGGGACACAGAAGAGTCGCACCAGTTCCTCAAGGGCTTTAGCTTAGAAAAACATTTGGTGCTAGCTCACAACGCAATGTTTGACGGAGCTATTTTGTCTTGGATCTACGGTATTAAGCCAAAGGCATTCCTTGACACACTGTGCATGGGTCGAGCACTGCACGGGACTGAAGTGGGCGGTAGCCTCGCGGTGCTAGCTTCCCATTATGGGGTTGGGCAAAAAGGCGACGAGGTGATTCATGCGCTTGGCAAACACAGACTTGATTTTGATTCCGTTTCCCTTGCCCGATACGGTGCTTATTGTTCCAACGACGTTGCTCTTACATATGATCTTTTTAGGGCGATGAGTAAAGACTTTCCTTGGATTGAAATAAAACTTATCGACCTAACGCTAAAAATGTTTACCGATCCTGTATTGCAAATAGATATGCACGTATTGCACGAACATCTTGAGGCGGTTAAAAAAAGTAAAGAAGATTTGCTTTTAACAGCGGGGTACTCTAAAAAAGATTTGATGAGTAATGACCGATTAGCTAACGTGCTTCGTGAGCTTCAAGTTTTACCCCCCATGAAAATTAGCCCAACCACGGGAAAAGAAGCCTACGCATTTGCAAAAAACGATGAAGAATTTATAGCTCTTTTAGAGCATCCTTCACCTAACGTACAAGCAGTTGTTGCCGCACGTATGGGAGTAAAGTCCACGCTTGAAGAAACTAGGACGGAAAGACTCATTGAGATTGGTAAGCGAGGTGCATTACCTGTACCTCTACGTTATTACGCAGCACATACAGGTCGTTGGGGTGGCGATGATAAACTTAACCTTCAAAATTTACCGAGACTATCAAAACTTAAATATGCAATCTGCGCCCCTAAAGATTACGTAGTTGTTGACTCTGACTCTTCTCAGATTGAAGCACGGACATTGGCATGGCTCGCGGGGCAAGACGACTTGGTGTCAGCTTTTGAAAAAGGGGAAGACGTATACAAAATTATGGCGTCGGCTATCTATAACAAAGACATTGAACTTATAACTAAAGATGAACGCTTTGTAGGTAAAACAACAATTTTAGGTAGCGGGTACGGCATGGGGGCTGTTAAGTTTCAAAGACAGTTAAATACTTTTGGGGTGGTAATTAGCTCAAATGAAGCCGTGCGAATTATTAATGCATATCGGTCTACATATGAATCTATACCTGATTTGTGGCAACAAGCTAATCGTGCTATTGATGCTATGCACGTAGATATGACTGCGCCGTTAGGCCGAGAGGGTGTACTTCAAGTTGAGGGGCGCAAGGGTATACGTCTACCTAACGGTTTGTATCTAAAGTATCCCAACCTTCGCACCGTAGCTTTGAATACGGGTAAATTTGAATATGTATACGACACCAAAAAAGGCAAATCTATTGTGCCTACAAAATTATACGGAGGAAAGCTGGTAGAAAACATTTGTCAAGCCTTAGCGCGAATCATTATTGGCGAGCAAATGTTAATTATCGCAAAAAAATACCGTGTGGTTATGACAGTACATGATGCGATTGTTTGTCTGGCGCCTGCAAATGAAGCTAATACTGCTACAGAGTTTGTAGAACTTTGTATGAGACTTCGTCCCGAATGGGCGCCCGATTTACCTTTGAATTGCGATGTTAGTTTTGGACCTAGTTACGGCAGTTGTCAATAGGAAAAAATATGAAAGATATTAGTTTGCATTTGCAAGAAGCACACCACAACTTAAAAATTTGTTATGAAAAAGTTAATTTGAGGGACAATGTCGAAGCATTAAAAAATGCTGAAGATGCTTTGTTTCATGTTCGTTGTTGTGTTTTGTGGTTAAAGGAGAAATTAGATGCTACCGAAAAAAGCTGAAAGATTTTTGAGGTTAAGAGATGAGTTTGCAAAAGCGGCAATCACGGGGATACTTTCCGGCAAGTGGGGGCAGATGCCCCAATACAAACCGGAGGAAGCTTTCGCAGACTTTGCGTACCGTGTGGCAGATGAAATGATTAAAAGGAGGAAAAAATGAGCATTGCTAGAGCTAACGAAGCTAAAAGAATTTACGGTAAAGATATAGCCGACATGACATTTGATGAACTTAAAAAGTTCAGAGCTTGGTTAGCGAGGGAGCCAAAAGCAGAGTTTGTGCCACAGCCTATGTTTTATTTACATGGTATTCCGTATCTGCCTAGTTATAGCGATAAGCATAAATGGGTTGGCCCCGGTACACCTGATACGCGATTAGAGTACACCACAACAGAATTGCTTGAACCTGGGTCTGTTGCTAGGTTAAGCGTAAAGATGTTGTGGCGCAGATCTTGGACGGAAGAAATAAGTGGGTGGAAGATGCTATGACCGACACCGTAAATAACCCGAAGCACTACACTTCGCATCCTAGTGGTGTGGAGTGTATTGAAATAACTGAGCACATGTCGTTTAACTTAGGCAACGCTGTTAAGTACATATGGCGAGCAAGTCTCAAGGGCAAAGAAATCGAGGACTTGCGTAAGGCTCGGTGGTACATCGACCGAGAAATTCAACGCATTTTAAATGAAGGAGCTAAAAATGAAAGACTATAAAGACCTTGCCTTACAGGGACAAATACTGATTGAATACATGAAAGTAATGATGGCCCGTCACGATTGGCACGGGGTGTCTGATGCAGCCAACGACCTCAGGGAACTTGAAGTTGAGATGCGTTCTTTGGAGTGGAAACCCAATAGAGATGTGGAGTAAACCGTGGAAAACACAGTGCCGAAAAACAAACCAATGACAAAAGACGAATGGATGGCTTGGCTTGAAAAGTCTTGGGACGAAGCGCAAGCGCGAGCTAGCACACCAGAACAAAAACCTGTGGGCTATGTGTCGGGGTTTTATGGGGGTTACTGCGTCATCCAACCATTAGATCCTGCTGTTGTTTTACCTGTTGGTATGGCCTTGTACCGCGCACCGACAGAGTGGGTTGGGCTGACGTATGAAGAAGTGAGCGAGATTATTCGTAAAGAGATTGGTTTTAATTCTTGCTGGGGGCCAGAAGAATCTTTTGCTAGCGCCATTGAAGCCAAGCTGAAGGAGAAGAATCATGGCTAAACTTCCATACACATTTACCATCTGCCCAGATGATGAACCGCCAAAGTTGTTTACCGCATTAACACCAAGATTGCTCTTTGCCATGC